CACAACTGCCGCGGGTCTTTGGGGCAATGTTACATTTGGCACTGGAACTTCTGCAGCCGATGCGGCTTCGTTGGCTGGTGCTGGATTGACTACGGTGAATGGACAACTAGCAACAACACAAACTATCGCAGATATTTCCACAGTGCCAAGTATCGTAAATGCTAGTCGTGGAATTACTTACAATTGGGTGGGGGGATTGGGAAATATCCCGTTACCATCCGTTTCAACTTTATCGCTTGGTTGGTACATTGCCTTTAGAAATAGTGGCTCTGGCACACTAACCTTCACCCCTACATCACCACAAACCATCAATGGTCGTTCGTCCATCAACACCAATCCTGGCGATTCTGGCTTTATATTTTTTGATAACAACTCTGGGCAATTTATTACCGTTGGTTGGGTTACTCCAAACAATGTGGTGTTTACCTCGGCAACTTACGATGTGGATTCCATTACTGGAGGCACATTAAATCTAGTTTCAAATGCACCAATTATTGAAACCTATGTTTCACAATCAGGTACTCGCAATGCCACATTGGCAGTAACATTACCCGCCATTACTCAGTTATATGTAATGGTCAACAACTGTACTAATGTGAATGATGTGATTACTTTCCAAAACCAAGGTAGCAGTCAATCTCCTCTTTCATTGCCAATTGGGCAGACCTACACCCTATTGAGTGATGGTGCGTTTTTGTATGTGTTAAATTCCTCTTCGTCTTCTTCCTTTAAGGCAATTAACGGCACCGCTGGGGCGCCTTCGTATTCATTTTTAAATGACAACAATACTGGTATGTACTTAGCAGGCACTAGTATTTTGGGTTTGGCAGCAAACGGTACTGAAATTATTGATATCAATGCAACCAATTTATCAGCGCCCGTTACCACAGTTAAAGGTCAGTTGAACGCAACAATCATTAGTGGTGGGACATTCTAAATGGCGGCGGATAACCAGCAACAAGATGCTTCGCAATATACTCGAATTTATAGTTTAGCAATCCCCGCTGGCATTAAGCGTGACGGTACACAATTCCAAAATGACCAATACACCGATGGTGTTTGGTGCCGTTTTCAGCGTGGTGATCCTAAAAAAATGGGAGGTTATCGCACCCTGTTCACCAGCAATACAGGGGTTTATCGTGGTATGGTTTCTCAACCATATAACGGCGTAAACTATATTTTTGCTGGTAATTATAAAGAGTTGGATGTATTTAACTGTGGCATTAACTATGGTGTCGGTAGTGGCCCGTTTGCGGCAACCATATTGCCTGGCACAGTGCCATTTACTCTAGTTTCTAATACAAGTTCAAGTTTTACCATTGCGGGGAATGTTACTTCTCAATTTCCAACGGGCACCAATGTCATCTTTAATCAAACAACACCCGTTAATTTTGTAACAACCACAGCAACTTACACATCACCTAATACGACCGTTAATGTGACTGGCACCATTACTGGTAGCCCAACAACCGTATGGCTGAACAACTCTCCTGTATTTACCCCTGACCCAGCACTTGGACCTTACCGAGTTACTTGGCAATTTGATTCTCAGTTTAGCCCATTAGGTGGTCAGTTACAGATTTTTGCTCATCCTGGTTATAACTTGGTGGATATTGATAATGGCGTGCCATCTCAAGTATTGGTTGGTAACATAACACCCGTTGCTGGCAACACTTGGACATTCAACGGACTATCAGATTCACAAGGAAGCAACCCAACTTATAAACCAATTAGTGTTGATGGTGGCGTTTGTATATTGTATCCATTTATTTTTGTCTATGGATCGCATGGATTCATCGCTAATAACCATATTAGCAGTACCTATTCCCAACAAAATTTTTATGACTGGAATGGCCCATTAGCCAACCAAGTAAACGTATCGGCATCAAAGATTGTTAAAGGTATGCCAATGCGCGGAGGTACTAATGCTCCCGCCGGACTGTTTTGGGCGACTGATTCCTTAATTCGTGTGTCGTTTAATTCATCAGCATCGAGTACAGCAACCGCTAGTCAATTTTGGACTTACGATATTGTCTCAAGTCAAATCTCTATTATGTCTTCCAATGCGGTGGTGGAGATGGATGGTGTGTTTTATTGGATGGGCGTTGATCGCTTTTATTTGTACAATGGTACGGTCAAAGTATTACCGAATGACAAAAATCTTAACTACCTTTTTGACAACATCAATTACACTCAGCGCCAAAAAGTATGGGCAACTAAAGTGCCAAGATACAACGAGATTTGGTTCTTTTATCCAAGAGGCACATCAACAGAATGCAATGATGCGATTATCTATAATGTAAAAGATAGTCTTTGGTACGATGCGGGACAAGCAAAAGGAGCACAACGCTCTTGTGGATATACCACCGAATTGTTTCCTACGCCTATTTGGGCGGATTGGAATTACACACCAGCATTTAGTGCCCCGTATACGGTTATCAATCACCCAGCAAGTTTACCTGCGGCGTCTAACAACCAAATGTATATTTCTGGCGATGTAACTTCCGTGTTTACTCCTGGCAGTATTTTGACATTCTCTTTATCAGCAATGTCAAGTCAAACCTTCCAAGTTACTAGTTCCGTTTTTACCGTCAATTCTACTATTGGTGCGCCAGGGGTTACTTTGGTGTCTTTTAGTGGAGCAACTTCTAGTTCGGTTCCGATTGGCTCTTTGGTGTATCAACAAACCAGTGGTTATACTATTTGGCAACATGAGTTCGGACAAAATCAAGTAAACTTAAATGGTGAAAGTGCTATTTATTCGAGTATCACTACTAGCGATATTAGTTGGTTGACTGGAAATCCTAGCCAAGATGGCTTGGTGGGTATCAATCGTCGCATGCATTTACGCAGAATAGAACCTAACTTTTTACAAACTGGTACAATGTCAATGACCATTTTAGGTCGTAAATTTGCTAACAGTGCCACAGAAGAAGATTCTGGACCCTACTATTTTGATCCACATACTGACAAAATTGACTTGCGAGTCGAACATCGTTTAGTGCGATTGAAATTTGAATCAAATCAAATCGACGGTAATTTCGAAATGGGTCGTTTAATGATTACGGCCGAATTTGGGGATGAGCGGCCGTGACAATTTTTGTCAATAAAAACAACCAGCAATTTTTTCCTTTTGATTCAAAGCATTCAACATGGGAAGATTGGAACGGTAATTTTATTATTTACTACGGTCAGTTGAATATTCCTCACACCTCCGAAGAAAATTGGCGTGAAGCAGCCGATGTAATTGCTAGCACAGTCACTTTCTCTGCGTTTCCTGTGCCCTCTTCAGAGACTTTTGTCAATTGGCAAGATTGGGCGGATGAGGTATCCCTCATTATTAACGGAAAAAGCCATTAATCTAGGGCGAAAACACCTTGTTTTTTGCATTAGTTAATGTAGACAACAAATAACAGTAAAGGTACCTATTATGGGGATGTTCGATTTTATTACGAACCCAATCAATGACGCGTTCCATGCAGTAGTAGACAGTAATCCTATTACTTCCGGAATTAGTAACGCAATTCATAGTGTTGGAGAATCTACGGGCATTAATGACATTGTAGATAAAGCCGCACCCATAGTAACAGCTGCCGCCGCCATTTACCTCACTGGTGGTGCGCTGGCGCCTGAAGCTGCGGCTGCTCTTGAAAGTGAGGCTGCATCAGCTGGATTAACAACAGACGAATATGCCACACTCGTGGCTAACTCAGCACCCGTAGACAGTGCCATGGCAGGTGCCGACACAAGCACTTCGCTTTTAGACCAAGCTGCTAGTGCTTATAATGCACTTCCGTCCGTTGCAAAAACCGCATTAACAAGCACTGGAATCAACGCTTTACTTGGTACTGCTAAAAAAGCAACTACGCCAGGAACAACCTCCTCTCCTTCTGCGTCTGGGCTATCTTCCCTACCAACAACGGCAACAAGTATTCAAGAAAGTACTCCGAAGGCTAGTTTAGTCAAAGGTTCTCAAATTGCTTCTCCGCTATCTAGTTCATACAATATTCCTGTTGAAACTAGTTCAAACACTTCAGTAAATCCTTTATCTTTAACAGAAATTCAAAACGCCGCTAGTGGTGGCATTATACATATGGCTACGGGCGGGGATTTACCCATGTCACCTAAACAGTTAAGAGGTCAGACTACCCAACACGCCGATTTGTTTGGCATGCATGGAACACCAATAACTGGTATACCTCACTTAGCCAATGGTGGCGAAATGATGTTTCAAGATAGAACATTGCCAGAAGGTCATAATCCTAAATTTTTTAGTGAGGGTGGTTTGAATGCCATGGAAAATCGTTATGTTACTGGTGACGGTGACGGTACTAGCGACAGTATTCCAGCCATGTTAGCAAACGGCGAATTTGTAATCCCAGCTGATGTGGTATCAGGATTAGGTAATGGATCAAATGATGCTGGTGCAGAAATATTAAATGCGTTTATGGAAACAATTAGAGATCACAAACAAAAACACGATAAAAAACATTTGCCACCTGATAGTAAAGGCCCTTTAACTTATTTATCAGAGGCAGAAAAGAAAGTGAGAACATAATGGCTGGAACGACAAGTTCTTCGGGTTTAAATAATCTACTTGCAGATACCCAACAAGTACAAACCACGCTTCCATCATGGATGGACGCAGCACAACAAAATATAGTCAATCAAGCCAATACGGCGGTTGGTAGTGCCCCAACATTTGGGCAAACTGCCGCTCAAGGTGCAGTTAATACATTACAAGGCCCAAACAATCCTTTCACAATTGCTCAAAACAATTTAAGTACCATTGCGTCGGGTGCAGCAAATCCATGGATTACTGACCCCACTACAGGGGCGGTAACACCAAATACTGGTACCGCAATGGGCGGTTTGTTCCAAGCACAAAGAGATCAGTTAAATCAATTATTACCGTCTTTAACTTCTGGTACTGAGGCGGGAGGAATTGGTTCTGGTAATTTTGGTAGTTTACGTGGACAAACAGCCGTTGATACTGCAAGAGCGAACGCCCTTGCCAACCTCCAAGCACAACAAATGCAAGCCGCATTGCAAAACCAGCAAACTGGTGTTTCTGCGGCTACCGGTTTAGGTAATGTTGGTTCGCAAGGAATTACTGCTGGTTTGACAACAGGCGCAGCTCAAATGAACGCTCCGTTCCAAGGCGCCACCAACTACGCCAATCTAATTAACTCCATCAACGCACCAGCAACGGTATCTCAGCAAAACCAAATGTCACCGCTTTCGATGATTGGTTCAATTGCCAACTCGGGTGGTGCAGTAAATACCTTATTAAACAATTTAGGTATTACTGGCACAATCGGTGATTATTTAAAACAAGCATTAGCGTACGGATCTACAACAGACACTAGTGGCAATCCATTGATTGACACATCAACACCTCAAGGCGTGGTAGATGCTACAACTTCGGAATTTGGTGGTTCTACTGGAGGTGCTGGTTTTAGTAGTACACCAAATATCGATCCATCGGCTTTTGACTTTGGTATGGTTGGCCCAAGTGGCCCTTAAAAGGATAAATTATGGCACAAACAAAATCTGATCCAATTGGTGCGTTGGCTTATTTAGGAGCTAACGAAACCCCATCAACGACTTCATCGGCACTTCCGACTTCGGATACTATTCTTGCCAATATGCAGAAGCGGATGGATGAACTCAATAGTCCTCAAAACCAGTTTGAAAATGCTCTACAAAAAGCACACGCTTGGACACTGTACGACAAAACCCCCGCTTTTAAACACATTGCTGAACAAGAAAATCAACGAGCCGACCAATTACAAAACATTGGAACCACGATGGCACAGATTAAGATGCAGCGTGACAGAATGGCAAACGCAAATAAAGTGATAGCCAATTTAAGTAATACTGGAACCGGTGGTGCTGGTGTGGGTGGCGTAGGTGCGGGCGGATTAAACTCAGAACTCATGAGTGCTTTAGCATTAAATGCAGCCAATCCAGATAAGGTTGCTGAACTATTAAAATCAGCAGGCGATATAAAATTAAAAGCAGAAATTGAGGCGAAGAATCGCCCTGATTATTATAAGCCAGATATTGACATAGTAATTTATGATAAAGATGGAAAACCTAAATTAACTCAAGTTTCTGTAGCGGATATTCAATCAAATCCTAATTTATATAAAGCAACAACTCCAGCGGGCAAAGAAAAATTAAATACAGTAATTGCTGGTGGCAATGCTCCTACGCCTTCCGCCACAGTTCCCGTAGACAAATTACAACAAGCCATTACTGAAGCTGGCGGATTCGGGGCTCCTTCTGCTTTAAAACCCGCCACAATAACTCCCGAGGATGTTGCTAAAAAACTTGAAACAGATTTTGGCATTAAACTAGGTCCCAATGCACTTAAACGTGACAGAACAGGACAATCTGAGTTGATTGAACGTGCTAAGGCTGGTGATAAAAATGTCTTTATGCCTGCACCATTGGTAGAAGGTAAAGAAGTTTACCACGAAAATGCTATTGATGTGCCGACTAGTGTTTCAGAAAAATACATGAATGAACTAGGTTATTACCGTCCTTTCCCGCAAAAAGATCCAGTTCATTATGTACCTTTCAAAGCAGGTGCCCCAGATAAAAATAAAGCAACTATTGAAGATTTATACAAAACCCATGGTGGTGATGTGGAAAAAGTAATTGCTGAACAATATGCTGGTAAGAATGCGTTTAACGAAGATGGTTCTATTAACCGAAATGCCAAACCTGCAGGCAGACCAAACGACCCTACAGTTGGTGAATATGTCAACCAAGTTAAGCGCCGTATTGAAATAGAACCAACCGCTCAAAAAGAAGCCCCAACAACTGTTTCTGAGTTAAAATCTCAGCAAGAAATTGAAAAGGCTAGGGGATTAAAATCTGTCGAATCCGATGTTAAAAAAGTTGATGAATTTGAAGCAAATACTAAACCCTTGGATTTGGAAAGAGCAAGAGCACAAACAAAACGGGCGATTGATATTTTAAGAACTAATCCAAATGTTTCTGGCGTCCTTGCTAGTGAGGGAGTTAAAAACGCTCTTTTACAATTTGCTCAAGGAAAAATGCCTCATACGGATTTAGAAGGCGTGCTATTTACAGCAATGGCAAAATCACCACTTGATGTTTCAGAGAGAAGAGAATTAGCGGGATATTTAGCAGAAAGCGAAATTCGTGGGCGTGGATTAATTAAAGGTACGGGCGCCATTTCGGATTATGAACAAAAAATCTTGTCTAAAATTGCGGGTTCTATTTCAGACCCTTCTGAAGTTTTGTACAAACGCTTTAGGGTATTTGATAAAACCAACGAGTTTAATCTTGCCGCAAGAAAACTTTGGGATAAGAGCGAATTTAAATCTTTAAGAGAGTTTGAAAAATCGGAAAAATACCAAGATTTATACAAAGCGTATGTTGAAGATATGGATAATGTCTATAATGAAAAGGTTGATTTTTCTAAAGCAAGAAACCAGCCATCAGCACCAACCCCAACTGGCAGACCAAAAAGTATTGATGAACTTATTAAAAAGCACGGTGGTTAATAATGGCTAAACTTCCTGAGTTGGATGATTTAAATGTTCTTTATAAAGCATTAGAAAATGCAGATAAGGCTGGTGATGTTGAGGGTGCAAGAGAACTCACCAAATACATTCTGCAACAAGAAGAACTGGCAAAAGATCCAGAACGTCTTTCCCTTTCTGAAAAAGCACCTCCTGAATTAGCTGCAGCTATAGGAGCCGCTACGGGTGCTGGATTAAAAACTGCTGAAACAGCCGCACAAATTCCTTTTAAAATGGGTGAGAAATTTGGTCAAGGGTTTGCAAGTAAAATGCCTAATTTCCCTTCTACTCCCCCAGCAACAAATATTTCCCCAATTGTTCAAGGTACTGGTGCGGCTCATTGGTTAGAAAGCATGACAGGCACAAATGTTCCTGGCGGACAAATGAACAAAGCAGGTATGAATATCGGTAACCGATTGGCTTCCATTGTGCAACCAGGCGGTGAATTTGCTGGTGGGGAACTTAAAGGTGGCATTGCATTACCCCCAGATATTCGTGCAAGAAAACCAGTTCCTTCGGTTGTTTCAAAACCATCTGTATTAAACCGCATGGCAAATGCACCAATGCGTGGATTAGAAAAAGTTGGTTCGGCTGTCGCTCCTTACGCATCCGCTGCTGGTAAATTTTTAAATCCTGTAGCGGCTTTAGGTGGTGCTGGATATGCTGGTGCCGACGCATATAATCGCCATCAAGTTGGCGATATAACTGGTGAAATTTTATCCCTCATTGGTGGTGCTGGTTCACTAGCCTCTATGGTGCCTCACCCACTTGTTAAAGGTGCTGGTATGGGTGCGGCCATGGGTGCTGAGGCGATTAATGCCTACCGTGATAAAGTGCGTCGTGGTGAAATTAAACATGAAGCCCCTAACTACGAAAATGTCAATCCTGCTGGAGATATTGGCTACGCTGAGGGTGGATTAGCACATATGGCTGATGGAAGACAACCGCCAGAAGAAACTGGTGCAGCTTTTGGTAAATTTCCACAAATGAATCCTAAAAGAGCACAACCGCAGGGTGGTGCACTGCAAGGTTACCTAGATGCTTTTTTAGGGGCACCGGAATACCAAGAACTGTCTGTGTTAGACCCAAAAGGAATGGCATATAAAAAAGCCTATGAAGCCGCTGAACCTTATGGCATGGCGGCAAATGTGATTGACCCATTAAAAGCATTAGGCACAATGGGAGCCGCCAAAGTGGCAACTGCTTTGGCGGGTAAGAGTGCTTTACCATTTGCAGCAGGCATGGGCGCCATTAAGTTTAAGGGTGGTAATACACCATTGGGGCTTGGTAGTATTTTGCCTTTAGAACAACAAGGCGATATGGGAAGGTTTCTTGCTAAAAGTCAAATAACAAATCCTTTAACAGTATTTGAGTCCAACTTAAAAACACATTATGACCCTAATCAATTTAATCGTAAAAATTTGAAATTAAATAGAGAGTGGCAAAACTATTGGGAAGATCGTAAATCTTCAATAATGGATGATATGCCTGAAACAATTTTTAATAACCCTAATAGCCCAGAAATGCTAAAAGCAAAAAAAGAAGCTGCCGAAGATTTTTCAAAATGGCATAATAATTTAGCAGTACTGGGTGCTGAGGATGCTGGTCCTAGATTATACGGGCCATCAGCGATTGAAGCAATTGCACCACACTATAATAGTTGGGTGAATGGCCCACTTAAAAGCCACATTACTAAAACAATGGGAACAGGATTAGAAACTGATCAAATGTTAAAAGTGATGAATGAGTCTCCTTTTGAGCCACAAGAATTGTTTGGTGGGTATAGAAATATGGCCGAAGATCCTATTGCAAAATCCGCCGCAAATAGAAGAGATTTATTTACAGAAAGACTTAGTGGTGGTTGGAATCTCGTTCCAGAATTAGAAGAAAAAGTAAAAAATAGCCCAGTTGGTAAACAAACGGCAACAACCCCGATTGGAAAATATTATGAAGATTTAATTGATAAATTATTTTATCCGCAAAATCAGCATTCTTATAACAAAGAACTTTTTCCAGGGGCAACACACCTAAAAAGAAACGATGTTGTATCTGATTTTATGGGTCTTCCAGACGAATCTTTAGGTTTTAATGTTATTTCAAAAAGGGTATTAGATGGATTGTTAAGTGGCGATATACCAGTAAATAAACTTACAAGTCAAACCCCAGCAAATGTTCTTCAATCAATGATTAAAGAAAAAACAGATGCTATTAAGGCATTAAAAAAAGATGAAAATGCCTATAAAACTTGGCGTCAATCAAATCATGATGCTTTACCTGCTGAAACAAACTTTACTGATATGGGAGGTAACCCAAATAATAGAAAATTAGTTATTTTTGATTCCAAAACAGCAAATGAAAATCCCGATTTAGTAATTCGTAATTTATCACAAGACACTAAAGATTTAAATCATTGTGGCGGTTCGTGTGGTAGGGATAATGATAAATATATTCCTATGGTAACTCCACATACTGGGGTAGAAAATAAGGGAACTGGTGATTATGGTAGAAACTACTTTCAAAAAATAAAAGATGGAAGAATTTCTATTGCTTCTTTAAGAGGTGCTGATGGAGAATCAAAAGCAACTTTAGAATTAAGTAGAGATCATAATGGTAAGTTGCAAGTCAATCAATTAAAAGGTTACCGTGATAAAGAAGTGGATGCAGAAACTGCTAATGACTTGAAAAATTGGTTAAATCATAAATTTAATACTGGAGAATTAAGTAATCAACCAATTTCAGATTTTAAAAATTTACCAGACGTATATGATTTGGACAGTAACAATTCTTTACTTGAGTTTGCAAGAAGTGAAAATCCAAAAGTCAATCGAGCTAATGATTTACTTTTGGAAGCAATTAGTAATAAATTAAAAGCGAATCCAGAATTAAAAAGTAAATATCAAAATGGTTATGCATCACTAGTTGAGGTAATGTCACCAGAGTTGGGTCGATTTATAACACCTGATGACATTATTAGTAAATTTGGAACTAAATAATCACTTTCTATAACGTTTACCAACCCAGCCTTCTGCCGCTAAGGGAAAGTCTGGAGCCCACGATGGTGGTGTGGTCATAATACCAATTACCTGCTCTAACTCTGCCTCCCCATCTTGTTCATGTACTAAAAGGAGCACCTCATCATGTATGGAATTTACCAACTCATATCCAGTGTTTTCGAGGTTTCGCATAGCGTTCGCCAAGAAATCCCGAGCAGTTCCTTGAACAGCGGATTGGAAGATACTGCTACCAATCAACTGGTTTCTGCCCCAGTTTCGAGTATAGGTGTTTTGGCTGTGAACAGTGACACCGTACTTGGTTTCACCCCAAGGTGTGGTGACCAACTCGAGTTGTGGCCGTTGCCAGCAGATCAGTCTGCCACTAGGTAATTGCAACCACAAAGCATTCTTAGCCACCTTCATGGCAATCTTGTTGCCTGCCTTAAATGCCACATTGGGGTTATTAACGGCTTCAATTGCGGCTTCCTCACATAGCGCCCACAGCGCCTTTACCTTAGAATACGATCGACGGTAATTGTCTACCGCATTTTTTGCTTGAACTTCTGTCAGTTTTACTCCCATTCCGTCAGCGTACTTAACAAGGCCTTTTGCTCCTTGTCCGAACATTGCGCCCAAGACCGCTGATTTGGCAACTTGTCGTTGATCTTTTGTAACACTTTCATACGGGATTCGGTAAAGCGAATCGGAGGCGAAAAATTTGTACTCATCAAGGCCCTTTCTGAATAATTCAACTTTGTCGGTTTGCCCCGCAAGCCATACACCAACTCGGTTTTCAATCGAACTAAAATCCACATCAACGAAGGCCCTTCCTTGAGGAGCTTTAATTGCTGATCGGACGAGGGAAGCAAGTGTCCCCATGCGCAATTCATTTCGCAGCACATTTCCCACATTTCCACCAAAGACATTTGGTATTGCAGCTTCAATTTCTTCATCTTTAATTGTAGGGCGCGCAATATTTTGTAAGTTAAGACCACCACGACTAGCCCAACGACCTGTGCTAGCACCATGGTATACCAATGTATTCCTAATTTTTCCATCTCTCTGTATCTCCAACATCTTAGCGTACTTAGCCACGCTAGTTTGGCTTCCTTCTTGTCGTAATTCTAATGCACGGCGAGACTGCTCGTCTAATATGTTGCTCTGCAACATTTTTTCAACGGTCTCTGCGGTCAAATCGGCGAGTTGGGTCATACCCAACCGCTCTAATCGTTGATTAATCCAATCCAGCAATTTAGCCCGCTCAGAGGGCTTACAACCAGTAATGGATAGCAACTCATCGTCCAACTTCTTCTGTGCGCTCTCAACGGCGTTTACGGCGTTTTGGAGCTCCTTGGGGTCGACGGGCACACCACGCAAGTTGATGCGTTGGGTGAGTTCCCAAACCGCCTGTTCAGCCGTAGAAAGTGGTCTTAAATTGGCCACAATGGACATCTCGGTTCGAACGTCCTGTTTGCAGTACTCATACAACTCGGCAAGTAGTTCTGGGTCGTTGTTAAACTCACCGTTTTTTTGGGGTTTGGACAGTTTCTGAATGAGGTACCGGCCGCGGGTGTCTTTTTGGTATTCGCTATTCATGAATACCGAAGCGTCACCCAGTGCTTGGGGGATATTATTGGCTGCCGCTATGGCCATGGAGTCAATCACTTGCTCCAGTTTTAGTGGTGGCCAGCCGTACTTTGGTACGCACACACAATTCCAAACGGCATATTCAAACATGGCGTTCCATGCCTGTATTTTGCCACCGTTGCGAACCCAATCCAATAGCGGATTAAGTGTGTACTTAGTTAAAGGATTTCTCACTTCTACACCGTTAGGGGCTTGACAGTACGCAATACACAACACCTCGGTGCTTGGGTCGTTGGCATAAATGTCTAGTCCACGTTCTGTTAAGTCAATGGCACTGCGGGTCTCAAAGTCGATGCTATACACCATAAAGTCTGTCCAGTTCTGCGATTACATCGCCGTGAAAGAAGCGTTTCTTCATTTTGTCAAGGGTGGATTCTGGTACATTGTGCACATTGCCGAAATCACCTTGGCAGGTAATGACGTTCAATACGGCATTAAACTGTTTTGCCATGAGGTAATAGGGCTTCATCTCACTCGGCGTTGTGAAGGTATTAGCCACAACAACATCCACATCCTGGCTTAAATACAATTCTGTCTTTAGTTGGCAGTGTTCATGTGCCTGGGTGAGTTCATTGGCATCAAACACATAGTTTCCATAGTCATCATAAAAATAGTCATCTGCCTCTACCCACATTATCAGATTACCTTCAGCAGCCTCTCTCAAACTACTTGCCAAGTAAGACTTACCACTGCCAGGAAGTCCCCGAATCAATGTCAATGTTGTTTTCAAAATATATCCTTTGCTAGTTCTTTAATTTTGTGAATGGTGTACGTGTTTAGTGTTCTAAAGTTAATCGTTGGTTGTTTGTGCTCTTTTAACTGATCCCACAACTCTTCATGGATTAAATCGTAGTATACCATACTTAATAACATCGGAATATATTTTGACGACCAGCCGTCCTTTTCCAATGTTATTTTCGCAACTGTCTTATCGACTAGGTGCTGGGTAACACACTTCTCCACAATCTTCTGCTCAATCACCTCACCACCAATCTCTGGTGCACCCATCTCCTTATGGTGGTTCTCCTTAAACTCATTGGTGATAATCTTTGCCCAGATTTGTCTGCCAAAACGGTTTTCAAAGGCGTAGTTTTTAATCACAATACCCTCACCCACCCCCATGCCGTCCTTAATCAAGAAGATGTTCTTCTTTAGGCACTCAACAAAATGTTCATGCCCGCCGTTATTAATAATGGCGATGGGTGGCAGGTAATCTAATAAATAATGGTCCAATAACGGCTTGTATTCTTCATAGTGAAGCAGCTTATTTGTTTCACGATTAAAAACGTCAAAAATATAAAACTTACGCCACGCGCTGTCCTCATAGGTTTTTAGGGTGTGTGGCACCAACCACTCACCGTATAGTGTCAAATGCGGCTGATCTGCTAGGAAAATTTTGACGTTTGTTTTTCCAAGCATAGCACCGTAAAACCCAGCATTGTCGTTGTCTAATGACAATACCCTATTACGAGAACCCGCCATGAGTTTGCCGTCTTCGTTCCACAACTGCCCGTTGGTGCCGTCTAGTTTGGGGAAGACATAGCACTTGCCAATCTCAATGCCCTCTACTTCGGTGTTGCCAAATTTTTCTAGGTGCTGGTACTTAATAAACATGGTTTTGCTCCCTTAATCGTTTAATCGCCTCTTCCAAGGCAATCGGTTTAAAATCGGTTTGTTCTACACACACGCACAAGTACCATGGGTCATCTAGTTTGTTGGAGTGTAAGTGTCCGTGTATATTACCATCAAACCGTTGTTTGGAGTCTGGGTGGATGGGTATGTGGGACAGCACGGTGTTGTACACAATGTGATAGGCACGAATGTCTCTGAAGTACGGCGTATACTCCTCCAATCGAAAGATGTCGTGGTTGCCCTTAATGAGCACCTTGTCACCATTCAAACGCCCCAATGTGGCAAGTGCCTTACGGTTAATCACCACGTCGCCTAGGTGGTACACCTTGTCTTTTGGCTGTACAGTTTCGTTCCATAACTTAATCATTGCTTCATCCATCTCTTCGGGTGTGTCCCAGGGTCGTAATTTGGTTACGCCGTCTGCCCGTAAAAAATGGCAAACACCTTTGTGCCCAAAGTGGGTATCTGATACTAAAAATGTATTTGACATTATTTCTCCTTAAAAACAAATTGTAAACGAAAAAAAGGAGACCCGCAAGTCTCCTGTAAAATAACACCATGACGATTATTTAGATTTCATCGAATTGGGCATGCTCCACCAGCGCAATCTGCGTCGTCCGCCATATCTAAGAACTGATTAATTTCCGTAATTAATGTGGTATTTTTAATAAGGTCATTATATCTTTCTTCGGTTATTTCTTCCAATGGGGCTTGATGAAATCCATGATCAGAATGAAGTAAAAAACTCAATGATTTATGATTATTTTTGTAATTCTTTTTCAAATATTCACGAATCTCGGGTAGTTCTTCTTTTCGGTAATACACCGTGCAAGAAATAGAATTATCGGACCATTCTTCTTGCAATCTTTTAACCTCTTTTAACTGGTCAATTGCCGTCATTTCTGCGGCTAATTTAGTGCCTTTTGGGTAGGCAAAAGGAAACTCAACCACCATGGTGCTGTGATCTTCTGACCCATCAAAATTGCGTTGTGGCTCTACATGATACCCATGTTGTTTGCATGTTTCTAAGAGTGGATGACCCGCGGCTATACGAACACGACGAATCATGTATTGTGCATACGCTGGGTGAATCCCTGAAGTAACTCCTGGTAGTAAAGATAATGTGCCCGATGGTTTGCATGTGGTTAATTTAACCGACGTATTGTATCCTAGTTTTTCACTATATTCCGCATCAAATTTACGCAACTCTACATAGGCGTCAGACAACCAACTGCGTTGTTCTTCTGATGATTGTAATACCCCTGTAACACCAATCCCCATACGTTGCTGTAAATGTACAATCGCCTCCGTTTCTTTTTGGTGGCAAGGAATATTTAAAGAATGCTTATTAATGCGATATAGTAATTTAGCAATGTCAATAAACTCTTCTTTGCTAGAAACATTTGGTAAATAAATTTCTGCTAAACAGCAGGTTTCATAGGGGGCTAAAGATTGCTCTGCACAAGGGTTATATCCTTGAACTAGCGGATCTGGGTATTGAGTTTCTCCTAGGCGCCCTACCTTTTTGGATAGTCTTAAATTGATCAGTCCATAGGGCTCACCTTTGCCTTCGTAACCATCCCAGAAATATTCATGTAAATCCGAAATGTCATTGCAAATTACACTGTTATTTGACATGGCTCTCCAACTTGGAATATTCCCCATGTCCCAGCGTTTTGCCAATAAAAACTCAACATCGTCTGCATCACCAATTGCAATTTGAGCGGAGCGGCGCACATTGCCTGCAACAACAACGGAACCAATAATATTCATAATATCTAGGGCGTCAATTGGACGAATTTGTTTACCTACACGCTTTTCCAAAACGGCGCTAATTTGGTCTATTCCACGCACCAAATCTTCTGGCCCACTAGCAACACCACCAAACCCCTTAATTAACGCGCCCTTAGAGCGAACTAATTGAGTGCTGTATGAAAATGTAGTTGCTCCGTCAGATAAGAACGCGGCTTTTAACGTCTTACCCAACAACTTAACCCAGCCCTCTCTTGTGTCAGGAACAATAAAATCTGCATCGGCTGTCGTCACCCTTGTTGGTGCTTTAAAATTAATGTTTACTGGAGGTAATTTTTCAACATTTTTACGTTGTATATTGTACCCCACGCCCGACCCCAACATTAGCATATCAAATGCCCAAGTGAATGGTTTAACGGGCTGATCAACAACAGTAAAAGCACAATTTTGTAAGGATGCCAGTCCTAATTTACCAACAGTATCGGTGCCTAATTGCCATAAAAATCTTCCGGCTACGGTGCCTTTTAATTCTAATAAATATTTTTTTAGTTTGTGCTGTTCTTCTTTAGTGAATCCACAGTTTAATTGGGTTTCGCAGGCTTTAATAACCCTATCCACGGTTTGTTCAAATTCTTCTGTGGGACTGTTTGGATTTGTTTCATCTAAACGTCTTGCGTATGTTCTTTTATATACTAAATATCCGATGGTAGACCAAGGGGTTTTACTCATATTGGGTTCTCTATTTGTTATGTGTTGATAAAAAAGGGAGGCCACAGTTTCTATGGACACTCCCCATACTACAAAAAACTTAGGGCATTACCCTAAGCCGTGTTACTATACTGCGAAATCTGCGGCAGCAGAAGAACTGCCACCTAACTTCTCACCATCTTCTAACTTCTGTAAGTTATTTAACCCACAAGCAATGCCTTTGGAACCTTGTGCATTGTATGGATAAAATGTTACTGAAGCACGACCATAACAGCCACTGTAGAAATCGTTTTGATCAAACAGTGCCTCACGATTGGCATCTACAATGTCTGGCTTTTGTGCTGAATTGGCATTGATAAAATAGTGACCAGCATATGCTTCGTCTTCTTTCTCAACATCGCCGTCACGCAATCCACCTTTCAACATTTTTGGCACTGATCCGCCAAAAAATGCAGCGTTACTTGTCTTGCAATCTTCAAATGCTTTTTGCAATTTAGCCACACCTTCTTTATCGGACTTTGGAATCAAAATCGATACGGAATATTTTGGTGTGCCTCCCTCCATACTTGCCTTTGGAACAAATACATTGGCATATGAAAAACGAACTTTACCTGTTACTACTTTTACTTTGTTGGACTGCATATAAAACTCCTTTTAACGTTAGAATTGAACTTCAGTTGGGGTCAATTCGTCTACCCATATTAGCATTATACATGATTTTATGCGTCGTGCAACAAGCCATGTATTTCTAATGCACGATATACTGCTAATGCCTTAATAAAATCCTCTTGAAACTCTTTTTCTTCAAAAATTTCTGGATCTTCTGCCAAATAGTCAAACACTTCATAAACACTATTTCGTAATTGTAACACAGAATCTCTTTGACCGCTTCCTGGTAAACCATCAAAATTCTTCACATAAGAATCGATTAAGTAATCTGGCACTTCTACGGTGTTTCCTAGGCATTGAACCTGCATGATGGACTTCCTTATAGTTGTTGTGTTGCAATCATTAAACCCACATTACCTAGGGCGTACCCTAGGAATGAGATTCCCATGCCTACTTGGCCTTTCATAAAAAATTGTATGGCTACAAATAAATAAACAATCCCAATACCGCCAATTAGCCAAGTGTTCATTCAAAGTCCTCTTTGATTCGAACTAACTTTGGTTGACCTTCTGGGCGAATTACTAAGTCACCTAACCAACCCGCCACTTTGCCTTTGGGACCAATCTTTTCTAACGCCGCCAAGGATTTCAATTTGGGTGGTTCCCAAAGTTGTTCCGCAGGTAATCCATGCTCCATTAATACCGTTGCAGCCAGTTGAGCATCTCCAATTTTACGGTGGGTTACTGTGGTGCCTAATTTGTATCCTTTTGGTAGGATGTTTTTTTCGATTGCTTGGTTAAGCACAAATTCTTCAACATCATTTACCCAAGTTTTGAGGCTTTGTGCTTTAGGTAAAACATTGGCAATTTCTTCTGCACTAAGGAGAGATGGTTCCCTAAATTCAATTTGGGCAAGAGCCATATTAAAGTCTGCTCTTGCACGACATTGGGATTTTGCTCTACAAAATTGACATTGTTTTTCCCCAGGAACAAATTCACCAATACCTAGATACGCCTTTTGAGCGCGGTTTTTAACATAATATTTCCCCCACTCAATCAACTTAGCAATAGTTGTTTGATCTTCTGTAACTGAATTAAGGCGAGGCTGGACAATGATAGTTCGAACTTCTTTAATTTCTGGAAACTCACTCTTATAACGCTCGTATGCTCCTAAACAGTATAAACGAAGTTGCTCATTATTAACTGCTGAAACAGGAACACCAGCACCAGCTTTTAAATCCGCAACCGTTATTTTATTTTTGCTGATAATAACGCAATCTGAAGTGCCGAAAGATTCAACTACATATTCACCAAGATCAACTTTTACCTCCACAAAAACCTTATCGTCAATACCAATTTGGGATCTTATGAAGTTAACATATGTGTCTGAAACTTCTTCTAGTTCTTCTGAATATAGCGGATGCTCTTTAATTTTTGCTATTTCTTTTTCATATTCATCAGTAGGTATTTGATCCAACTGATAGCGTAATTTTGCTTCAGATAAACTATGTGCTAAAGTTCCTTCAGCAGAAAAATCTTTTTGCCCATCACGTTTTTTAGGTTCTGGTAAAGTACTTTCAAGCCTAGCTGAAGGCGTACAATGGAGCCATCTATGTGCCGATGACGGGCTTAATAAAGCGTGTGAAGTCACAATTATTCCTTGTTAGAGTGTTTATCAAGGTACAGTATAGCAGATTTTAAAATATTTGTCGATTCTTTTAATAATCCAATTCCTGTATTACATCCATGACATAGAATTGCTCTTATTTTTCCAGTTTTATGGTCGTGGTCGACATGCGTGTGTCTTTTATTTTTAAATTGTTCTTCACATATTGCACAACAGTTATTCTGATTTTCAATCATTTTTAATTTTTCAGAAGAATCTATACCATGTTTTTTAAATAAATCATAATCTTCGCAATGTTTTTTATTTAATTTTCGCCATTGTTTCCCAAAATTTTTAACTTTTTCGGAGTTATTTTTATAATATTCTTTTTGGCTATCTAACCTTTTTTGTCTGTTTTGCTCATAATGAAGACGATTATCCAATATACGGCATAGTTTGCATGTATTCTGAAACCCATCCTTATTTGCTTTTTTCTTATGAAATGCAGACAGTGGTTTTTCAAAACCACATTTTATACATGTTTTTATTTGGCACTCCTATAAGTAATTGGTGGACTAGCTGATGTATAGGCACCAGCGGGGGAGCTACCCTGTTCGTCCGTTGATTTGTACTACTTTAATGCTGAAAGTAATTCTGCTATTTCTTTGTTAAAATCAACAACAACTTCCTGTTTGATGTTTGCCTTGATTTCACGACTATCTTTATAATCGTCGGGATATTGACCACGCAAAGCTATTTCAGCAACTCGGGAATTGAAAGTTCGGTTATCTATATTAGCCAACATCATATTTTCCCAATATGCTTGACCATATGTAGTGGCAAGATCCATGGTTTCTTTAAACTCTGGATTTTCTTCTTTCCACTTTGCCGCTGTGTTTTTACTGATATTGATAGCCGCATACATGGCTTTTTGGGATTTGCCTTGTTTACCAAGTTCCAAAATGGTATCTGCCATTTCTTTGGTAAATGTTTTTGTAAACGGATGTGGTTTTTTGGTTGCCATTAACAATTCCAGTTTTTAAGTGATGCCTTTGCTCTTTCAGCGGGGCCTTTTGATTTTCTAACTACGCCTTCCATGCGCGCGCAAAATGAGGCTTTACGACCTTTATCAGATTCAGTTTTTGGGTGGGGTGCTGGAGGCTTTAAATTGCTGTTGTTCTTGGCGTTGTACTCTGCACGACCCTTGGCAGTCATACCAGCACCTTGTTCGGTTTTGTTGTATGTCTTGCCCTTACCAGTAGTCTTGTGTGGAATTGGTTTATCGTGTTTAGTTGCCATTATTTAGCCTTTGCTGTCTTAGCAGATTCTTTAAATGCTTTCGCAGTTGGGGCACCCTTGGTGCCTAGTTTACGCATCTTTTCTCCAGAACCTGCCTTGATGCGCTCTTGTTTTTTGTGAATATTTTCGTAAAGTCCTGGTTTTGCCATTGTGTTTTTCCAGTTTAAATGTGGCGACCCGTTAGGGATTTGAACCCCAACCAACGGTTTTGGAGACCGTCATGCTACCGTTAACACCAACGAGACGCAGAAGGTTTCAGTGCGTTTCCCAACGTGACTTACTTCCTATATTTACTAATGCAAAAAACGAGGTGTTTTCGCCCTTAATCAGGCACAATAATTGTTCGCTTTTTGGGTACGGGCGGAGCATTTTGGGCAGTTTGATTTGCCCTAAGTACTTCATTTATCATCATTTTTGTCATTGCCATTGCTTTTTCTTGGTGCTCCCTTTCTTGTTCGGCAGTGGTTTGTTGGGCTTTTCGTTCTACTTCCTTAATGATATCGTTACTAATTCCCGCTTTCTTTAGGAGTTGTCTGAGATTCATCTGCTGTCCTTTCTAGTATCTGTTGAAATTGAGGCTCGCCTTGCATATTAATCCAGGTAATTGCCGTTGCGGATTTGGCAAACGGCACCTCTGCCAAAATGCTTAAAATGTAATTAATTTGTTTAATAGTGAAACTAAAGTTCAATACCTCGTTTTCAATTGGGTCGTATTGTTGATCATCCATTATTTTCTTCTTCCTTTTTAGGTTCGTGGTATAAATTAAATAAGTCTTGCCTTACTGCTAGGATTTCGGGATCTTCGCAATACTCATCTAGTTCAAACTTTCGCTTATATGTGTCAAATAGTTTTTCCATGCGCAGATTGAATACGCAGCGAAGACCTTCTAAATGATTGTATGCCTCGTCAATCGTCATTTCTTGGGGGCCATCGTAGTAAAACTCTAAGAACAACTTCAAATCCTCGTTGGTTGTCCAAACCGCCATAATGGCGTCTTCCAAGTCGACAAACTTATTCATTTGTTTTCCTCCATTAGTTTCTTATACTCTTTAACGTCGCCTTCAAAGTCAGTGAAGTACCATGTACCAAGCACTTCAATCGCCTTTACGACTTTTTTATAAGCAACAATGTCGTCTTCGTGAATGTCCTTTTTGGTTTTTAATTCAGCCTTTAACCGTATGTAGTTGTCCATTAAATTATGCCGAACAATTTCATCAGCAAAAGCATCTTTTAACTTCAATATCATTTTCCGCACTCCCCTAGTTTGCTACGTCGAATAATTTCCCGCTTAACATAAAACTCTGCCTTCTTTAAGTCCTCAATGGCGTTGTTTTTAAAATCTGCACGCCAAATGTACTTAATGGCATTCCCTAAATTGAACCCCATGTGTTCGGTAATTTGAATACACTCCACCCCCGAAGGGTGTTGCCGATAATGACTTGGGCTGTTTACTGGGTCATTCATTTATTTAACTCCGTTAGTTCGTCAATCACCATTATAGCCTCGTCAATGGTTTCACAGAAAAATAAGTTTTTAATCGGGTACTTAAACTCACTAGGATTAATCTCATCTTTCGTACTAATAACCGTATGAAACCGCCAAGGGTGTCCCTTTTCATACTCCATAACAAATATCATATTTTTAATTCCTTTTTTAAAAATTCAATGCCTAACAAAAAATGGTAACGCCAATACTTTTCACTAACATGAATGTCATTATACGACAATCCTTGTAAGAATGCATTAAAAATTTGCTGTTGTTTTTTTGGCATGCGATGTTCAATAAGGCGTTTTATGTCAGCAATGTCTTCACTGTCCCATAACAACCACCCACTACTTTCAATACTACTGGAGGATACATTGTCAGTTTCATCTTGCTCCAACGGATCTGGATCTTCATCCGATAATCGTGGCACTACGGCTTGTATTTTTAATGTCATAATTTTAGTGATTCCAATACGGCGTCTTGTAAATTAATTTTACCCTCTAATACATCAATGACCCGCTCATCAACCGTATTCTCAATGGCTAGATGGTGTATGATAACCGGTTTCTCCTGCCCTTGGCGGTAAATCCTTGCGTTGGCTTGGATGTAATTCTCTGCACTCCATGGTAAATCAAACCACACCGTTTGGGCTGTTTCGCCAATGTTGCACTGTAAATTGATCCCGATTCCGCCTGACTGTGGGTGGGCAAGGAGCACACGAATCTTACCGCTACGCCACGCCTCAATGTTGTCGTCGTCCAGCACCACAGCCTCGGGGAAACAGAGTCGCAGGCGCGATAACGAGTGTTTGAAGTGATAGAATATGAGTGTGGGGGTAGAACTGCCTTCCAACATCTCTTCAAGGAATTCCAGTTTAGCACGGTGTATCTCTTGTGTTTCTCCGTCTTCTCCATAAACTGTGCCCGAGGTGAACTGAAGTAGTTTGCCCGCCAGTGTCGCTGCTGTTGTAGCCGTGATGTTCCCCGTATCGGTATCAAGGACCATGTCTCTTTT